CCTTTTCCAACTCAGAGTTTCTACGAATAAATGTACCTTTAGCAGTTTGTTCAGTAAATATGTTGGCTGCCCAAGGTTCAATACCAGCTGATACATCACCACTCAATTTAGAGTTAGATACAGTTGGTGCAATTGCTCTTAGGTGAGTGTTTCTCATCCCACTATCTCTACACCACAATGGTTCTCCCATCTCAACAGCCATATCTCTACTAGCTCTTTCAGATTCAATCTTTAACTGAGAGAAAATCTTACGAGTTTCGAATTGTGCAGTCATACCCTCAAATGGAATACCATTCTTTTGTAAATATGTGTGCCATCCCAATACACCTAATCCTAATGCTCTACCCTTTTCAGCTGAACGTATTGAATTTTCAAATCCTTTTAAGTTCTTAGCTTTTTGGATAAACTCTTCCATTACACCATCTAAGAACCAAGTTGCAGTATATACTAAATCAGTATCTTTCCACTCATCGTACTTTGATAGATTTAATGAACTTAAACAACATACAAATGAATGTGATTCATCGGTGTGTAACGTAATTTCAGAACAAATGTTCGTCATATGTACTTTCAAACCATTAACTTTGTAACTATCAGGGTTTTGTTTGTTAACATTACCTTTGTACATAATATAAGGTTCACCAGTTGCTTTACGTTTCTGAAGTAATTTACCCCATTTTCTACGAGCATCTTCTTCACCATCTTGAAGTTTTCTCATAAACTTATCACCTACTACTGCACATTGGTGTAGATTTAATGATTGTCTATTTACATCTCCTTTAGGTTCTCTAATTTCCAACCATTCTTCAAAATCTTTATGGTCAATGTTTAGGTTTACAGATGCTGCTCCCCTTCTTACTGAACCTTGATTTGTAGCAAGTATAGTTGAATCGTATATTTTAGCGAATGGAATTACACCATCCGATGTTCCATTACCAGTAATCTTAGCTCCAGCAGGTCTGATTTGATTGATACCAATACCAACTCCTCCACCATGCTTAGCCAATAACATTAATTCTAAGTTTTTAGAACCAATATCATGTATAGAATCAGCTACATCAATCCCGAAGCAAGAAATAGGTAAACCTCTATCGGTTCCAGTGTTTGAAAGAACAGGTGAAGCTAAGTTTAACCAACCTTTCCAAATGTAATCAAAAAACTTGCTTGCCATTTGAGGTTTGTTCAAACGTTGTGCAACTTTAGTTGCTACTCTCCAATATGCATCTTTTGGTTTTTCACCAGCAAGTAGATATCCCTTAGATATCGTTTTTACATATATATCGGTGTTTCCCCACTCAGGGAAGTCTGCACCCAATTCCCAACCTAAATATTCTCCGTGATTTTTAGCCATTGTTTCTAATTTTCTTCTTTAATGAAAACTCCGTTTTCGGTTCTTCCTTTTCTAAATTTTATTTCATTCCAAGCATGTTGTAAACAATCAGTAGGTTCTAACCCTAACTGATATGATAAGATTATTAGTGTTACAAACGTATCACCAATACCATCCATAATTTCATCAGTTGCTTTCATCTTTGCAATGGCACCAGCAGTTTCACCCAGCTCTTCCATTACTTTCATCATTTGTTTAGGAGCGTTTTCTGTTTTAAGGATATCCTTATCACCAGCCCAGTCCTTCACATTATGTATTAAATCGTTAAATGTTGCTTTCATTTTAATATTGTATTTTCTAAATTATAGGTTCCGAATAGTTCTTCACCTTGTTTAATGGGTTTTATTACTTTCTTTGTTACAGAATCAATATTACCATTTGTTTCTTTTGTGTTAACGTATGCCCAAGGGTTCGATAAATTAAAGTACGAATCTTTGAACAATCTAAACCAAATAAATGGATATTCATTTCTATTTTCATATGATTTTAAAATAAGAAATTTAGATGATTCCGGTAAAGTATCAAATTCATCATTAGATACTATATATGATTTGGTTTCACCTTTCCATCTGATGAAAACATCCTCACCAACTTTTAGGTCTCTAAGAGCGAAAGTTCCGATTCCATGTGTTGATGAGGGTGCTATATCAGTTTTCAAATATTCATTTAAATATGTAAATGGTTTCATATTACAAATATACGAAATTTAATTGAATTTAACAAGGGTTTACTAAAACATATCATCCCAATTTTCACCTTCTCCAGCTTTGGAATAGTCAGTAGGTCTTACTGCAAAGAAATCGGTATGTGTAACTCCACCTGATAGTTGATAGAACCAGTCTAAACGTTCAACTGCATCTTTATCATATTCGAATATACTCTCATATCCCAACTCAACTAATTTTATATTAGTTCTAGCTTTGATAAATTCTTTCAAATCTGATGAAGATAGGTTTTCTAATTCACCCATCTCAAACATTTTATCAATGAATTTTGATTCTAATTCTACGATAAGTCTCGCAGCTTCTTCAATAGATTGTTTACTATCATCTTTTAGTGTAGTAAATTCACTACACATATCTCTAAACAATTGGCAACCCATTTTAGAATGTAAGGATTCATCCCGTATACTCCATTTCATTTGTTGTCCTATACCTTTCAATAGATTTCTCATTTGAAATGAGTAAAGTACTGCAAATGAAGAGTATAACGATACTCCTTCACTAAATGCTGAGAAGATAGCAAGAGAACGTCCTACTTCTTTTCTAGCCTCAGCGTTTACTTCTAAATCAGTATGTTTCCACTCGTTTGTGGTTTCTGTTAAGAGTTCGAATTTCTCAGCAATTGCAGGTTCATGCAAAAATGCTGAGAAATCATCCAACCCTAATGTTTCATTTAAATATGAATATGCGGTAGCATGTATTGTTTCTTGGGAACCAAACATCATTGCCATCTGCTTTATTTCATACTTTGGAAACCAATTGGTAACCATAGTAGTCCAATAATCAGAAACTGCACATTCAGTTTGAGCAAACCCCAAAAGAATATTTCCAACTAAGTTTTTTTCTTCTTTTGTAAGGTGTTCATTCCAATCTTTCACATCACCCTGCATAGGTATTTCGGTATGTAACCAAAATGCTTGTGCTTGCTTTAACCACCCTTCGGTGTAATATTCGGGATATTCAAAAGGCTTGTAAGGAATTCTTTCTTTAAATAATTTGCTCATGTTTGAATTTTTCTTATTTTGATTCTTCTACTGAAACTTTTCTATAATCGGTAACCAATTTTTTGATTTCCCCAATATGTTTACGAGCTCTTGATTTAGCTGCTTTAGTAGTTCCATTGTGTTCTGCTTCGAATTGAGTATATAACTCTTCAATTTGTTCGAAAATCTCTTGCGATGTTGCCATAAATTTAATTTTTATTATTATTATTAATGTTAACCAACCCTTATTTGAGTTGGGTGAATATAACTATCTTATATATTCAAAAGTGAATACAGTTTGGATAGTATTTTTTTATAAATTACTTTTTGATATTGTATGTACAACACCAAATCAGGTATTAAAATACCTTAGTGGTAATTTTATAGATTGTAATTATTATCCGAAGTTTTCTACATACTTTTTATGTAGCAATTGCTGCTCCATGTTCTGACCATTAGCGGATTCCTTCTGAGTGATGATTCCATCTGATGAATTACCATCAAATACTTCAATGAATCCAGTGTTGGTATCCATTTTAGATGGGAATGTTATTCCATCAGGTCCAAATCTATTCTTCATTACGTGAAACCTAGCAGTATTATTCAACTTATCTTTTGCTTTCCTACTAATACTCATAATAAAATCTGCATTCATTACTTTAGCGTAAGAATCTGCAATCTTATCAGCTTCAATAACTTCAGAATCAATTGCCGAACGATTGGTTTGAGATGCTGTCCATATTGGAAGTCCTAATTCACCACCCATACCTCTCAACTCAATGTAAATACCACCCTGCTCTCCATACGTAGAATCAGAATTATTTGAGTGAGATAGAAGTAAATCAGCGTAATCGATAATAACCAAATCAGGTTTATTACCAGCAGCGGTCATTTTCTCAATATGTGCTTCAATCTTCTTTGCAGATACTCCCTTTGGTGGATAGTATTTAATTAATAGCTTTCCATTAAGTTTGTTAATCTTACTAAATACCTGCTCTTTATTTTCCTTCACTTCAGATGATGGAATTTGAGTAAAAACAGTATCGTAACGTTGTCCTACATAATGTTCTGAAAGTTCTAAGGAATAATGTACCACATTAAGTCCAGCTTTTACTGCTGCGGCACCTAATGCACATAATACCCAAGTCTTACCAACACCAGAAGGTGCAACTGCAACTCCCAATTCACCAGGTCCCAATCCACCATCCATTATCTCATCAATACAATCCCAACCAGTTGGAACTGAATTTCTATTAATTTCGGTAGTTCGTTCTTCAAAATCTAAAACATAATCATGTCCTAAATCATTATCAATACCCACTTTCATTGCCTTATCTACTAAATCTTTGATTTTATCGTAGTTTCCAGCTTTAAGTAAATCAATTGATTCAACAATTGCCTGTTTTAAGTTTTGATTAATACAAAATGAAGAGAATTCCTTCTTAACAAAGTCCATATCAGAATCACCAATGTTGGTGAATACTAATTTCAATTGTTCTATTACAGTTTTCTGAAATCCCTTATCATCTAATTTAGATACTTCCACTTTAAATACATCAAGTGTAGGTGATTTCTTAAAGTCATTATAATAGTTTTTTATCTCATCAGCAATCCATTTATTGGATTCAGCTTCGAAGAACTTTGGATGTATAATCTCATTTAATGTATCTAACAAACGAACATCCGTAATCAAAGAAGATAATACCTTTGTTTGAAATGATTGTCCGTATTTAGAAAGAGTATCTATATTTTGCATCTATAACTTTTGATTTGAATCACAAATATACAATATATTTATGATATGACCTAATCTATTTTGTAATAATGTTGTGAAATGTTGATTGTAACCAATCATTTATATCTCTCCAATTTTGAAGTACCTTATATTTAGCACCAACTTTAAGGAAATCAAGTTTATTGAATTGGATATCATCTTCAGCGAATCTATCCATAATCTTTAATTTCTTATTGGTTGGGATATGTGGTACATCTAACTCCATTAATCTCTTATTCATCAAAAGTTGTTCTTTTGCTCCTAAGATATCATCATACAGTTTTATCTTCCCCTTCTTCTCCTCACACAATTGGAACAATTCCTCATGTGTTACTAGCCTATCTTCCGATAGTTCAGGAAACCTCTTTAAAGTGGTTTTAATACCACATCCTCTGATGCCTGGAATACAATCGGATTTATCGCCATCCAAAGTACGATATACTAAAAGATTTTCAGGCCAAATACCCCACTCATCAAAAACGAGTTGTCTATTATATAGTTTCTTTTTGGTTGGTGAGAATACAGTCACTTTATCTGAAACCAATTGTAGAAAATCTTTATCAGTTGAAACAATTATAACTTGCCCATCTAATTGATTTTGAACGTGATTGGTTACATATGCAATTGTATCATCAGCCTCAATACCATCATAAACCATAGTTTGTACAGGTAGGAAATCCAATATATCATTCAACCACACAAATTGTTGCCTCATTGATAATCTTTCATCTTCTTCAGATAACATCTCACCATAGGTTCGGTTAACTCTGAAACGATTCTTTTCTCTACCAGCCTTATACCCTTCATGTATATCTTTTCTGGATTTAGAACCATCTTTACCATCGAATGTAACCACAACTCTCGTTGGGTTAAATTCTCTGATTTGATATCCGATGGATTTGAGTGAGCCAATCACCCCACCCGTATGGTCACCATCCTCATTCATTGTAGGGTTGGTTGTCCAGCTACGGATAAAGGTGTTTAGTCCATCAATAATAAGAACTCTACTGTTCCTATCTCGTAAATGATTCGTTTTGTGTTCCTCACTTACTTCGTTGAGGATTTCTTTGTAGAGTTTCTTCATTATGTTGTTGTTGTTGTATAACCATTACCATTAACCAATCCCACATTTTGTGGAGATAGGTACTTTTGGATTGCTCCCAATCTATCATCTGCATCTACCAACATCTGAAGAGCTTCTTCAGCGTTTGAATAGAAATCTTTTGTAGAATGGTCACCAATTCCGGCAGGATGGTTTTCCAACAACTCCAACGTAAGGAGTGCTTTTGCTCTATCAGCTTCCGCTGATGTGCGTAACATATTTGCTAATTTACTCATAACTTATTGTTTTTTTAATTTTTAATCTCCAATAACTTGGTCATCTACTACTAAGTTATCTACATCCTCTGATGCTGATTTATACTCCCTAATGGTAGCTTCACAAATTTTATTATAAATTTGTTCTTCTAATTTCGGGTCGTTTTTCAACAACTCAGGGAATTCTTTGGATTGGAATTTATGCTCCTCACCAGTTTCAGTATCAACATACTTATACCAAGCTCCACCTTGCGTAACGATTTTGTTTTCTTTCATAATATTCAACCACGATCCGCAATTGTCAATTCCTCTATCAAACATAACCTCAAAGTCAGCGTGTCTAAGTGGTGGTCCCATTCGGTTTTTAACAACCTGTGCTCTCACCTTAATACCTACGATTCTATCAACACCATTTACTTTGGCTTTGATACTTCCCATTCCTTTTAATCTTAAACGTACTGAAGCATGGAAAGCGATAGCTTTACCACCTGAAGTAGTCCAAGGGTCAGAGAATGGCATTGCGTTCATTTTCTGTCTTAACTGATTTGTGAAAACCAATGTGATTTTCTGTCTACCAATTAAGTTAGTAATCTTACGCATAGCCTTTGATATGATAATTGCTTTATCAGTTGCGTATCCATCTTTACCATAATCTGCATCCATCTCCTTTTCAGTTGATGCTGCTGCTACTGAATCTACTACGATTGTTACAAGTCTATCTTTCGATGCTACTCTTACATTTTCAATAATAGTTTCGGTGATTTCGAAACATTGTTCTACTGTCTCAGCTGCTACATATAATAATTTAGATACATCCACTCCAATTACTTCTAAGAACTCTCTACTTACTGCATTTTCAGTATCGATTAGTACAGCTACTCCACCTTTCTTTTGTGTTTCAGCCAAAAGGTGTGCAGATACTAATGATTTTCCAGATTGTTCTAGTCCAGTAATTTCAGCAATTCTACCAACAGGGAACCCACCATAAGGTCGGTTCGAAATGGCAACGTCTAGCATAGATGCTCCAGAGGATACCCAATCAGATACATCAGTAGGAGAATCCCCACCATCCAAAAAGAATGCCACTTTTTGGTCTTTTGCTTTTTTGTTAAGAGATTCGGCAAGTAAACTTGCCAAATCATCTTCTTTTGTTATCTTTTTTGCCATTAAAATTTAGTATTATGAGTTGAATAAATCATCAAATGCGTTAGCAACATCATCCAACTTCTTTCTATCAACAGGTGCTGCTTGTACAGGTGCTGCTGTTGGAGTTGGTGCTGCTGTTGGTGCTGCTGTTGGAGTTGATAAGGTTTGTTGAGATGCCGTATCATTTGCTCCTTCTGCTGATGGATTTAACCAACCTTCTAATACACTTTTCAATTCATCATAAGATAATTCAGAATAAATATCAGTAATATTAGTCTGTCCTTCTAATAATTGTTTAACCTGAGCATCATCATTTGTGATTGGTGATACTGATGGTTTAACTCTAATAGTAGTAACAGGGTAAGATGTTCCAGCATCTTCTGCTGATGTGTACTCAATAGTAATATCTCTACCAGTTGTTGGTTCAGTAATATCACCATAATCAGGATCTGCTATATATCCTAAGATTTCTTGGTAAACAGTTTTACCAAATCCCCAAAATTTAATTCCTTCACCTTCTTCACCTCTAACTAATACAGGTACGAAAGTTCTTAATTTCGGTTCCATTTTCTTAGCTGCTTTCCAATCTTCTTTATCACCCATTCTCTTTAATTTGTCAGCAAACTCTACAATAGGGTCTGGTCTTCCAAATGATGATGGAGATAAATAAGTTTTGTTGTTGATGTTGTAGTGAAAATACAATTCGATGAAAGGATTTTCTTTGTTGAATAGGTAAGGTACGATTCTTACTTGATGTTTACCTGGAGATGGTTTCCAAAGATTACTTTTTGAGTTTCCAGTGTTTTGTAGTTTGTTCAGTCTACCTCTGATTGCGGATAAATCTAGTCCCATGTTTTTAAAGTTTTAATAGTTTATTTATTTAATGGTTTTATTTTGGTGTCTTTCCTACACCACATATAAATATCAAGAAACCTCATTTTAAGGTACTTCCTGATGGTTTGTTTCACAAATATACGAAAAATAATTGATACTACCAAACATTATTTGAAAAACTTTTTGAGTGGCTGTATTTTGGTATCTTTCTCCATTTGTTATACAAATATACGAAAAATAATTCATACTACCAAATGTTTTTGAAAGTTTTTTAATAATAGACGTGTAATGTGTATCTTTCTCCATTTGTTAAACAAATATACGAAAAATAATTGGTATAAACAACAAAAGAGGGAAATTTCTTTCCCCCTTTTTAAATTTGTTTTGTTTTTATGTATCTATACGATATCGGTAGATTCTATTAATGTGTATGTGAAAGAGTTTCCCCATACATCTTTAGCCTTATTACATATTTCCATAAATTCATAGAAATCGGATTGTTTAGAAAATACTTGACAACCAGCAGACCATTTATCAATTTGAGTTGAACCATTTTCAAACTTACCAGCTTTATGAATGTTGATTCCAAATATACCTTCTTGTACATACTCTTCAATCATATCATACTTACCATCTTTGTTTTTATCTCTATAAACTTTAACGGGCTTTTGTTGTCTTAATGCTTCATACTTACCTTGATGTAATCCAATTTTATGTGAACCTCTATATTGACCAGGTTTTAGAATTGCAACACCATCTTTATTTAATAAGTTCTTTTCCCAATGAGAACCAGGATCAGTTGTTGCTTTGTATTCACTATACATCCACTTACCATCTGAATCCTTATATGATATTGTTAAAGTATCATCAAACCTATTTGTTACCTCACCATGAGTATCGGAATTTCTAATACCAACAATGTTAACATCATATCCTTTATCACTTGTAAAGTATTTATATCCATTGCAGTTTAATGCCTCTTCGATTTGTTCTCTTGTAAATTTTGCCATTTGTTACTCTGTTATTTTTGATTGAATTCTATAACCTCAAAGATACGAGTTTGGATTTTCTTAGTACCCTCTGTATTTGTAAGTATTATTGAGTTTCTAAATTTCTGCCAATCAATGATAAAGGATTTATCCAATACCCCACCATTTTCTTCTCTAACCAGTTGGTTAAGTGCGTTTATTGTGTAAAGTGAGTTTGATTCTTTTTTACGATGAATCAATATCGTATCTCTCAATGGTTGAGTTGGTCTGAATTCAGTATTGATGTTATATGTAATATATAATTCATCTAAATTTGCTTTGTTTTGCAAGATGTAGATGTAGTTATATACGATTACATAAGTCTCTCTAATATCTTGTAGAACCTTTTGTAACTCAGCTTTTGTTGTAAATGTACACAGTAATTGTGTTTTCATATATATATTTCTCTATAATGAGAATTCCTTTGTTGAATATAAATATAAACTACTTACACAAAGGGAT